TACGCATTGCTTGGTTATAAGGGCCCTGAGTATTATGATACTGGTATCATTTACTGTCCTTACATTCCTGTAATGGTTCAGCGCTCGATTGATCCTAACAACTTCTATCCGAAGGTTGGTATGTTGACACGCTACGGTGTTGTTGATCACCTCTTTGGTGCTACAAACTACTACCATGTAGTGTTTGTGAAGGGCTTAGGTGCATCATTCGATCCGACTGGTGACGCCGCTGTATACTTCTAATCTGAAGTATATATACAAATTAAGAGCGCCCGAAAGGGCGCTCTTTTTTTTGTCTATGATGAATAAGGATTATTGTCTCAATGTTTTGATCCACGGTACCGTATGATCCCAAAAGAACTCATCAATCAAATATTCATGAGTAGTTCTAATAGGGTTAATGTCCCAACCACCTCGTCGGACATATAAACACGCTACCATAAGGGCCCGTGGCTCAAAAATATTATTCAATCTAGTGAAAATAGTCTCACAAATCTCTTCGTGAAAATGACACTCATCTCTAAAAGAGATAATATATTTTAACAATTCTTTATCAGATGGATGCCTAGTACCTTCAAGAGAGATAAACACATCACCCCAGTCAGGCTGAGAGGTAACACGACAGTTACTTTTAAGTAAGGATGACATTACTTTGTAAGGCTTATTAGGAAAGTTCAAATGCTTCGTCTCTAACAAGCTAGCAGTTTCGCTATATACATCTACATAATAACTCTCTGCGTCAATCTCATCAGTGTTTTCTAATCTCTTATAGTTTTTATCAGTATATGGATTATCATTACTAAATGTATCACTTGTAGGAAATACAGTAACTCTCACATCGGTCTGAAGATACTTACTCAAGTCTTTTGAGGCTGTTTCTTCTAGATTCTTAATTACCTTATCAAATGTATCTCCCATCTTAGTCATATTGAATGTATTCCAATACAACTTCATAGATTTAGATTCAACGATATACTTACTATCAGAAGGATATACTACTTTAGCAACCCCGCAAACAGGTACACCATTATTAGTTAATGCTGATACCTCGTAACCATTCCATACATCACAACCAATAAACGGTAAGCTCTTCTCTTTAATACCTAAGTGCTTACGGTTACTTGATCGTGGCTCTCTCACTAACAGACTTGCATCATACTCAGCCTTATACTGACTAGATTGTCCTAAGTGCTTACTAATATTTTTATTATCTAGTTTTGACATCTTCAATAATCTCTATCATCTTATTATATCTACTCTCTACACTTCCTTCCAGTACATAAATATTAGGATACTTACCTAATATCAATTCTTCATATAGTTTAATAATTTGACTTCTAAAACTCTCACTCATAGATCTTTCTCCATCATTGATAAGAGGAACATCATACGGATTAGTATAGAAGATACAATCATACTTTTCTATATATCTACCTAATGCATAACTAAACATTTTATCTACAAACTCATTTACTTTACCTTGCGTTCTAAAATATCTAGTATAAACAAAACCATCTACTATACAACGATCTAAGATATTGTTCATATCTTTACCACTATAAGTAAATAAATTTTGAATATGATCAGCAAAAATAGCTAACTGCGTATCATTATAATTTGAACCATCGTCGTTAATCTCAAAACCACCACGACGGATACGTCTTGTAACCTCATCGACTGAGCCCCATGCATTTGACTCTAAGAATTCGCGCAACAGAGTAGTTTTACCACTACTCTGCGCGCCTGTAAAAGAAACTAACATTATTTACCCCAGACACCATTATCGACTATCTGAGCAATTTTGCAATATAAACTTGAATCTTTCCATGCATCTTGAATAGGTTCATTAGCAGCTTCAGCAGTACGTTTCTTAATGACGAGATTAATGAGTCTCTGTACTTTATCATTAACACGGAATACTAGTCCAGCTTTAGCAACTAAACGGCCGTCCGGTTTAGATAAGTCCTGACCTACAGAAATATTAGTAGGGCCGTAGTCGTATTGCTTATTAATAAATAGCTTGTATTCTTCTTCGAGAAGATCTCTCAACATTGCACATGTTTCAGGATAATCATTCTCTACTTCCGCCTTAATTTCAGTGTAATCTTTCATTTAAAAAATTTATCCAAAGTTTTGTAGATTCAACATGAAGAGCCTTTTCTAGCTCCTCATATGTATTAAAGTTATTATCTATAATTGCATTTGCAACAATAGGCCCATCATCGAGCTCGGGCGTTACCTTATGAATAACGCACCCAGCTCGATCATGTTTTGCTTCCCAAGCTTTTTTCTGAGGGTTAAAGCCTTTCAATTCTGGATAGATATCAATAGCGCCTGGATGACCATTATAAATGTTTGATGATCTAGTAAAGTCAGGAGGTAATATTCTCAGATACCCGTGCAAAGTAACAAATACATCTTCTTTCCAATCATCATTAAGAATACAATAGTTAAGAGCATCAGCTGCTTTAAGATAATCCATCTCTTTAGGCCATTTAGGTAGTCGAACAAACGGAAGACCGCCAGTTGACCTCTTATAGATTAATTCAATATTTGTTCCTGTATCTTCTTGTCTATTAGATACAACAAGATCAGGCCATCTTTTGATCGTTTTAGAGATGTTTACAATTTCAGAACCAGTCTGACTATAGAATGCTACCCACTTCATTACCAATATCTTCTTTTAATAATTCTTTTGAATTGACTTGTGTTATATAAAATACGCTCTACTGCATCTTCATCAGGCTGTGCACTAATCAAGTCAGCTAACAGCTGTGATGGTTTATGATCTAGTCCAAAGTCAGCATTATAGGTATACCCCAACAACCCAGCAACAACAGGGTTAGATGTATCTAAGCTTCTAATATTATAGATATTATTATCTACATACCACTTAAATTCAGTTGCGAGAGACGCACCTAATAAATGATGAGGCTTACTCCAATCCCACTCTCCTTCGTCAATTAATCTCTTAACTAGATTTTGACGCCCAGTAGCTTGTCTTTTTAATTTAGCATTATTATCACATACATGACTAATACCGGTTACATGATACATGCTAAAATCAAAACTGATAGCAACGTAATCAGCATTATTTCTCATGAAGCGATAACAATCTACTACCTCTGACCAAGTTTCTCCTTGAACTGCCCCGATTCTAGCTCCAGGTAAGTTTCCGTAATTAGATACAAACCCTTGAAAGTTTGATATTGTTGCTGGCCCGTTTTCAAGGACATCAGGTACAATATAATAATTAGGTTTAATTCCCTCACACCACATAGCGTATTTGTCTGCATCAAACGCTTCTTTAAGTTCAAAGATAGAATTATCTAAGAGAATTTCACCATTAGGTACTTTAGCTCTATATTTTTCTAGAAACCATTCTTTATATTCTTCTTGTTCTTCCATTAGATGGACCAAACAATATTGATAATCATTATATTCTACCGATTCTGGTAGGAGAGCTATAGGAGATTCGTGCGATACCTTAATCGTCATACTTTTATTATAGTGGTTTCACTATAAAGATCAAGTAATAAATAATTATATGGCTTTCAGCTTTGATACTCTGGTTAATGATCAGAAGCAATCCGCAATAGACATTACGGATGCGATTACTCCTAGACAAGTAAAGCAACTCGGAGCTGCATATAAGCAAGGCCTCAACGCGTCTCCGAAACAAGTCATTAATGAGACGTTAGGAGATTTTACTGGAATAGATTTTAGTCAAACTGCAGGTATAGATGGTCTAGGAGCCAAAGCAAAGGATTTTATTCAAGCAAAAGGAGCAGATTTAGCAATGCAATTAGAGCAACAAATACTTGGTTGTATTAATACTGCGATAAGAGACTTAATGAACAAACATCCTGAGGTTGATTTTATATTAAACTTCGAGGATAGAATAAATGGTATATTAGGAAAGTTTCGTAATAAATTAGAACGAAAAATTGACGAAGAGTTGCGTAAGTTGACTTATCAAAAACTTAAAGTTCAACAAATAGCTTTATTCAAGCAAAGATTGAGATTAAAAATTAAAAACATATGCCCTGCTGCGACTCCAGCTAGTGTTGCTGAGGTACAAGACTTTAATAATAAGATAAAGGGATTAATTAATAGAAGAAAAGCTACTAACCAACCTGTAGATACAACACCTACATTAAAGCAGGAGAAAATATCTGTACCAAAAACAGAATCTAAAACTCAAAATCAGACACCTCCTGAACCTATTAGCGAGAAAGCAAAAAAAGAATATAAAAAGGAAAGAGTTGCTACTAAAATTGCAAAAGAAAAAGCGCAAGAACTTAAAGTAGAGGTAGAAGAAGAAACTAAAAAGCAATTAGAGCAACCAGAAGCTCTTACTATAGAAGATTTATTAATTAGAACTGAAGGCACACCTACAATTGAAATAGACGTTTATCCAAATCAATGAGCATATTTGTTAACGCAACTCCAGATTCAGACAAAGATCAATCCAAACAATATTTTGGTAACTATCTTGGTATAGTTGTACAAAACAATGACCCTGATAAAGCAGGTAAAATTAAAGTATGGGTACCTCAAATCTCTCCTACAGTTTATGACAACTGGGATAATAAAGATACGTCTAAGAGCTTTAAGTTTATCGGTAAAAATTTAGATAGTGACCTTACTGATATTATAGAAGATTTAAAAAAGGTTCTCCCGTGGGCTGAATGTGCCTCTCCTGTTATAGGTAGTGCGGCACCTGGTAGATATAATGCATGGGAACAAAAAGGTACAATATCAGATTCTAATAGATTAGATACTTCATACCCAGAAGATATACAAAGCAAATATAATCTTAATAGTGATGGTATCGGAGAGAAACCAGCTCGTAAATATGAAGTTCATCAATTAAAGGTTTCAGATGCTTTTGCTGATAAAGATAAGGTTAAGTTTAACAATGTAAACAAGTATTCATATAGTTATGTACCTGAGTCTTATTCTAATAGTGCTAAAGGTAGTTTTAGTATTCCTAACGTAGGTTCTTATGTATGGGTATTTTGTGTTGGTGGGGATCCAAATGCATTAGTTTACTTTGCTACTACCCATGGTCAAGCTGAATGGCAATCAATTTACAAAAACTTTAACGAAGAAGGTCAAGACTATCCTGGTTCATACGAGAATACGTCTAAAGATTTAGATCCTAATTATAATCATAATACAGAGACATATAGAAACAAATATGTTATAAACCAAAAGGGCGGTACTATAGAGATAGTTAGTACTGATAATAGAGAGAAATTAAAGTTTACACATTACTCAGGTTCATTTAAAGAGTTTAATAATGAGGTTAATATTGAACTTGCTACTAATAACAATCAAAAGTTAGTACAAGGAGATGAGTTCTTTACTATCAAAGGTATGAAGAATGATTACGTTGGTAGAGACTTTGATCAAATTATTAACGGAGATTATTATAAGAAGATTGGTAACCTCAACTCTGAAGTACAAAGTGGTTGGAGAGACTTAATGGAGACAATTGCTGATGCAAAGCAATTATTTGAAATTCAGAGAGCTGAATCAATTACAGATAGTAACGATTTTATTAAAAAGACTAGCGCTGCTCAAGCTCGAGAAGGTGAGTTTGGTCCTTGTCCATTGTGTAAAGAACCTACTACAAGAGATCAATTATGGGACAATAGTTATGCCTTTACTTCTGTTACTCCTAATTTTGAATATAAAAACGGTGTTAATGTGTTTAATCACTCTACTAAAGTTACATCTACTAACTCTGATACTATTAGTAAGATAATATTACCAAGTACAACGACAAACTTTTTAGGTTCAGGAGCATGCCCTGTATGTGGTGGTAGTGGAGAGAGTCCTTCTAGTTATAATGGTGTATGGACTCCTCAGGATAAAGATACTCTTATTGTAGATAACTTTAGACTTAAGGTAAGAGAGTTACTTGATTTAGAGAAACAGTTTGGTTTGGGTGGCAGTGAGATAGTTAATATAACTAAGCACAAAATAGAAAATATAGGATTAATATATAATGATTTTCCTTCTACTCGCATTGATGAGGTTGGTAAAATCGATAATCATGAAGTTAAAGTATTTGCTAAAGGGGTAGCTGTTACTAAAAAAGAATCTGCTCTTATTGAATACGTACATGTGGACGATTTTCCAGGGGGTGACTTAACACAGAACATTAGTAACAAATGGAATGTGTTAGTTGGTAGTGGAGGAGTAAGTCTTAAGTCTACAGGAGGTGTAGATATTGGAGGTACTATTACGAA